GGCAACAATTGGAATGAGAGAAATGATTGTGGGTAGATTAGATAAAATGTCTTCTAAATCTAGAGGAAGAAAAACTATATCATCTTCTAGTATTCCTCAATTAGATGAACTTGATGCTGAAGCTTTAGAAGATCTTTCAAATCAAGGTATGATTGATATAGGTGATGGTGTTTCTTTTAAAATTGTAAAAGCATCTTCTGAACAAGGTAGAAAATTAATGGATCTTTTAGATCCTGATGGTGAATTATAATTATAAATACATATAAAAATGGAAGATAATTCTCAAAAAAATCAAAAAATGGAAATATACATTGAAATGTTGGTTAGAATATTAAAAGAACATCCACATTTCATTAAAACTATTCCCAAAGAAATGGCATTAAAACTTATTTTTGTCATCGCTCTTAATCCAGAAAATAATAGCCTTCTTGAAACATTAATTTTAAATTTATGTGACAAATTTGGTAAAGAATTTCTTGAAGAAGTAGAATCTGTTGTTGATAACCCTGATAATTTATTTAAAAATGACTGATTTTAATAGATTATCAAATTGGGTAAAATCAATATATGAAGTTGATATTGAGGAAGCTAGTCTTCCTCAAATTTTTAATGCCATTCAAAACATTTGTGATGAAGATGGTATAGAAATAGAAGAAGAAGAAATCTTTAATATATAAAATATGGAATCACAAAAAGAAGCAGTGTTAGCTTTTCTTAGAGTTTCACAAGAAACTCAAGAAAAACGAATAAGTAATCTAAAATCATTAGTAGAATCACAAGAAAAAATTATTGGATTTCAAGCTGAATTAATAGAATTAATTGAAAAAGCCAATAAAAAAACTTATTTCAAAGGAGTTTTTATTGGTGCATTCCTTACAAGTATATTTTTAATAATCTTAAATATAATTTTTTAAAATCCCTTAATTATGAGTTTAGTATTCGATCACACAAAAAACAAATTATCTGATTGTATGGGCATGCCCAAAGAGCAGATAGAGCAATTACACAGTAAATTAGCAAGAATTGCTGTTCATTACGATGAAACAGACAAAAAAAGCTACACTGCAGAAAAAATTGCAAAGGAATTAAGTTATAATGAACTAATCTTTATAAGTATTGGTTACATTGAAACTATTATCAATCAACACAAAATAGAACGTCCTTCTAGACGTGTTGACGGAAGAGATGCATTGAATAGACTTACAAACCTTATCAAAAAAATAAAAAAAGATGGCGAGAACGAGAATTAGTATCAGTAAAGGAATATTAGTTGCTTCAACTAATATGGAAAGACTAAAACAATGTAGAAGATATGTTGTAGAAGTTTTATATAAACCTAATTTCAGAATTATATCTGAAACTAATTTAAGAGCTCGCTCTATTTACATTGATTAATCCTTAATAAATAAATAAATATGAAAACAAATTTTAAATTTGATCACGCTGAAGATGATTTATCTAAAGCAATTGGGTACCAAGGCAATATGGAAGAAGATTTGCAAAAATTGACAGAAACTCTTGTAGATGAGTTTGAAGATGGTCAAGGTATTTCCACTTCCTTAATAATTGAAAAGGTGCAGACTATCTTTACAGATGAAGCAATTCTTGTGTTAGCAGGGATGGCTGTTAAAGAGGCTGTTGTTGGAAGACAAGAAGCTATGGAACAAATGGCTACAATGATGGCTAAAATAGGTATTTCTGAGGAAAATTTTAAAGCAGAAGATATTGATTTTGAATCAATCGATGCTTCAAAAAAAAATTCTGAAGAATAGCTATGACAGCTGCAATGTTTTTAATTAGAGCAGGTCTTATCCTGCTCTTTTTATGCATTTTCATTTATATTATTCTTCCAGATATTGTTTCAAAAAAAGTTGTCAAAAAAGATATTGATGATTTAGAACAAAAATCTATAGATTTATTGAATGAAAAACAAGCAATCAGAGGTGCCACTAAGAAAACACAACAAAAAATTGATAACATTACCAAAAACTTAGAGAAATAATGTACATAGCACAAGAAGAACAAGTAGGAACAATGGTTAAAACCATCAAAAAGTATGCTTTTATCCTAATAGGATTAGTAGCAGCAGTATTTGTATCATTCAATTTACTTGAAGATAACAAAGCAGGAAATATTTTAGTTATTCAGTCTTTAACTGGTGAATTAAAAGTTGTAAATGCATCAGGACCAACTTGGCAAGGATTTGGTAAAGTTACACAATACAAACAATCAAATCAATTTTGGTTTTCAAAGAATGATGATGAAGGTAATGACACAGATCAATCTATTAAAGTGAGATTTAATGATGGTGGTCATGCTCAAATATCAGGAAGTGTTCGATGGAATATGCCAACAGCATCAAATGATGTATTACGTTTGCATAATGCTTATCAAAATCAAAATAATATTGAACAACAATTAATAAAACAAACATTAACTAAAGCTGTATATATGACTGGACCAGTTATGTCTTCTCAAGAATCTTATGCTGCTAAAAGAAATGATTTGTTAAGTTATATTGAAGATCAAGCTGCTGAAGGAGTTTATCGTACACATTCACAAGATGTTAAAATTAAAGATGAATTTACTGGAGCAGAAAAGACTGTTACTAATGTAACTATTGTTGAGCGTAATGGTAAACTTATAAGACAAGAAGTTTCTCCTATAAGGAAATATGCTATTACATTAACAGGTCTTGCTTTAAATTCTATTGATTATGATCCAATTGTAGAGAAACAAATTCAAGCCCAACAAAAAGCAACTATGCAAGTACAAACTGCAATTGCTAATAGTAAAAAAGCTGAACAAGATGCTCTAACAACAGAATTACAAGGTAAAGCTAATGCTGCATCTGCTAAATGGGCACAAGAAGTTATAAAATCTAAACTTGTAACTCAAGCAGAATCTGATAAAGCTGTTGCTACACTTGCTGTTCAAACTGCCACCCTTAATAAACAAAGAGATATATTAGAGGGTGAAGGTATAGCTGCCAAGAAAAGACTTGTAATGCAAGCTGATGGAGCTTTAACTCAAAAATTAGAAACATATGAAAGAGTTCAAAAATTCTGGTCATTAGCATTTTCTTCTTATCAAGGAAATCTTGTGCCTACATATGTATCTGGAGGAGGCTCTACAGGTAATGCAGGTTTTAATTTTATGGAACTTATGTCAGCTAAAGCTGCAAGAGATCTTGGTTTAGATTTATCCAATAAATAAATAATTAATAACAAGCTCTGTTAGAAATAACAGAGCTTTTAACAATTTCAGTTATGATATTACAATATTGTAGAGAAGGATTACCAATTGAACTAGATTTAATTACTAAGGAGTTTATTTATAAAAAACACAGAGTATTAGTAAATCATATTAAAAAAGCATTTGAAAGTGGAAGAGATAAAGTTGAACTTACAGATACACTTTCTTTTTTCAAATCACAAGGATTGGTAGAATTTGGTTGTCTAACATTAACTGAAACTGAATTCAAACAAATATTATTAAAAGCACAAAAAGAATTAAAATCCTTTAATAAATAAATAAAATGGCAAAACCAATTACAGAAGTAGCAAAGATCAAAGAAATACAAAATACTTGGGATCTTGAAAAGAAAGCAAATCTTATCACATTAGGAAATGGTGATAAAGAATATGCTGAAATTTTAGTCTATCTTGAAAATGAGATTAAAAACTCAGAAAGAATGACTAATTTTAGATATTCAATTCCTTGTTTTCGTAATGATGGAATATATCAATTAAATCGTTCAATTGAAGAAACTATTGGAGCTTCCACTGTTTCTGATGCAGAAAAACCTTCAGGAGGTAAAGATGGTATGAACACTATTGATATCATTCTTGCAAATGGTGTGAGAAAAAAAGTTCCTTATGGAGATATTAATCTTCCAACTTCAATGGGAGAAGAGGCTGTTATTCAAATCTATTATGATGATAGTAGTAAAAATCTCTCAATCAAAGGTAAATGTCAATTCAAATTCCAAAATTTAATTGATAAAATGATGGCTCGTACAGTAGAATTATTAAAAACTGATTCTATTTACAAATGTCAAGCTTTTGAAATTAATCAAAACCATGACAATGGACAGCCACAGATCCTTGATTTATCTTCTATTGATGAAGAATTGATGATTTTATCTGAAGCAACTGAAGATGCTTTAAGTCCACTCACTGCTCGTATTCTTTACCCACAACATTGTAAAGATAATAAAATTCCAATTAAATTTGGAGCTATTCTTGAAGGTCCTTATGGTACAGGTAAAACATTATTGGCATTCAAATTGGCTAAACAAGCCACTGAAAACAATTATTCTGCCATATATCTAAAATCTCCTGAGTTATTGGCTGATACATTAAGAATGGCCAAAACTCTTGACAAAAATGGTAATGGTATATTGGTTTTTGTTGAAGATATTGACCAAGTAACCAAAGGTGAAAGAACTTCAGCTCTTCAAGATATATTAAATACTCTTGATGGTGGTGATACTAAGAATATGAATGTAATTTCATTGTTTACAACTAATCACCTTGAGCTTATTGAGCCTACCTTTTTAAGAGGTAAAAGAATTGGTACAATCATTTCAATGACTTATTTGGATGCTATAACAGCTGAAAAATATGTAAAAGCTTTTTGTGAAGATATTAAACTTGAAGGAGATTTTGAGCCTGTATATAGCTTGATTGCAAATTCTTCAATTGCTCCAGCATTTATGGCTGAAATTATTGAAAATGTAAAAACAAATATGATTTTGAAAAAAGATACAACTATTAAAGCTCTAAGTTTTATAAATTGTATTAATTCATATTTAAGACAAGTTGAATTATCTAAAACAAAAGATACTACCATTACAAAAGAAATGGCTCTTGCCAATGCTTTGAAAGGAATTCTTTATGATGAACATTATCAAGAAGATGCTGTTGCAGCCTCTGTTAGAGGACTTCGCATCTATTATGATGAAGAATAGTATTAATAAAAGCCTACTTTCCCTACCAAGTTAGTAGGCTTTTAATTTTTTAATTATGGAGAAATATAGATTTAAAACAACACAAGAATTTATTGATAGTGATAGAAGTGTGGATCATGATGGTATTCCTTCAACATGGGGTC